CCCGCGACGCGGCGCCCACGCAGCAGGGCGCGCACGCCGCGGTCCACGAAGCCCCAGTGGCGCCAATGCCCGATGGTCGCGGTCTCCGCCTTCTCGAGAAGCGCCACGACCTCCGCGCTCAGTGGCGCTGGCATCGCCTCGACGATGTATTTCGGCATCCGTCAGTCCCTCTGCTGCGTGCGGCTCAGCTCCGCCGCGTGCTCCGAAAGTAGCACCTTGGCGGGCCAGATGGTGATGAGCAGCGTGGACGGCGCCGCGGCCAGCGGCTACTTGCCGATCGCGCGCCGCAGGCCCATCGCGCGCTCGAGCAGCAGCACGATGGCGAGCGTGCCGATGACGAGCAGCGCCGAGGCGGCGGCGACCAGCGGGTCCGACCGGCTCTCCACATAGCGGTAGAGCTCGACGGGCAGCGTGGTCAGCTGAGGTGTTCCTGCACATGGAACTTCGCCGCCAGCACCGGGTCGGCTTCGATCATGCCGACCGCCTGGCGATAGGCGAGATCGGAGACGTCCTGGGTCGGGGCCACGATGATGAACTCCGCCCGCGGGCGGCGGTTCATCAGCAGGGCGGTGACCATGATCGCCGCCCCGGCGGTGGTCTTGGCGTTCTTCTTGGGGACGAGGGCGAAGATCTCGCGGATGTGCCGCTCGGTGCCGTCCCAGGAACCGAACAGCGCGCGGACGATGTCGCGCTGCCAGTCGCCGCCGGCGGTGGCTAGCGGCGGCCGGCCAGGGACGTCGGGCAGCCGCAGCCGGTTGAAGATGGTGACCGCCCGTTCGGCCTCGGCGCGCAGGAGGAGCGGCATCTCCGGCAGCAGAGACTGCCCCGCCTGGATGCGCGCCGCCCAATCCGGGCAGGCCAGCGACCAGGCCGTCACTGCAGCCGGGTGCTCGCCGGTTCGAGCAGGCTCTCCCACGAAGTGCCGCGCTCGGCGGTCTCCGCCTCGAGCGCACGCTGTTCCTTCTTGCCGAGCTCGTCCGTGGCCGGCCGCTCGCGCCAGCCGGCGCGGCACTTCAGCCAGAAGATCGCCGCCACCACCGCCTCGCGACCGTCGCCGGTCGCCTTCTTGAACAGGGAGGCGGCGACCTTGGCGTTGGCCTCGACATGGCCGACCTCGAGCTCGGTCCAGAAGTGCTTGCGCAGCGTCTTGGGGTCGAGCGCGAGCACGCGGGCGATCTCGTAGTCCGGGATGCCGAAGGCGGACATCGTCTTGACGGTGGCGCGGTCCTTCTCGGTGGGGGTGTAGGCCGGGCGGCCGAGCTTGCGGGGCATGGGCAGCGCCGCGATGCGCGGCTCCCTGATGCGCGACGCCGCGGCGTCACGAGATGATCCGATCGCGCTGAACTGAGCAACAGCATGATCGGCAGATGCGCTTGGCTCGCGCGCGGCGCAGCGCGAATGGTCCGTCACGCGATGCAGAGGACGGAGACCATGATGACCAAGCGCGAAGCGAAAATCGAAGCCCTGGCGGCGGAGCTGACCCGGCTGGATGCGGAGGCCACAGAGCTTCACAGGGTGGCGGAGGCCCGCCCGACGATCTGGAACCGCGAGGCGGCGATCAAGGCTGGCCGCGCGGTGATGCGGATGCAGCGGAAGCTGAATGTGGCGCGCGGCTGACGAACGGAAGGGGACCCAACGATGTCCAGGCAGGAAGCCAACCAGCAGCGGAGCCTCGAAGCCTTCCTGGCAAAGAAGGCGGAGTTCGATGCCCTGCTCGCCGAATTGCAGCAGGCGAGCGCGGAGCATTTCGGCGCAGACCCCAACGCGGTGCTCTGGGGCGAAGCCGCCTGGCTCACCGACGCCACCGCAAAGCTGAAGGACATCGCGGACCAGCATTTCCGCCGGGGCGAATACGGCCGCTGACGCGGGCCTCCTCCCGCACCGCCCCGACCGGCACGCGCCGGCGGGGCTCGGGCCGGTAGCACCCGGATCCTCGGGTGCCGAACCGGAGACCCCGAGATGAAGCTCAGCGACACCCAGCGCATCATCCTCAGCCAGGCGAGCCAGCACGACGACCGCCTCGCCGTCCCTCCCGAGCGCCTCCCCGCCGCGGCGCGGCAGACGGTGGCGAAGTCCCTGATCAAGCAGGGGCTGGTCAGCGACGAGCACGCCAGCGCCTACGCCGCGCGGGACGCCTGGCAGATCGACGGGCGGACCCGCCTGCTGCGCATCACCGACGCGGGGCTGCGCGCCATCGGTGTGGCACCCGACGGCGACGAGCCGGATGACACCCGCCCGCGGGACGAGCGCAACGGGGTTGACCCCCGCCTGATCGACGCCGACGACGAGCCGACCGAGCCGGCCACGGTTGGCGACACGGCGCCCACGGGCGCGGAGGACGCGCCCGCGCAGGACACCCCCGCCGCACCGGCCGAACCCGTCCAGGGTGCGCCCCTGGCGGAGGAGGTGGCCCTGCTGGACCAGGCCCTCGCCACGCCGCGCGAGAAGCCGACCGCCAGCCTTCGCGCCGCCGCGCAGCGCCTGCTCGCCGCCTGGGACGACGAGGCGAATCGCGAGGGCGACATGATCGGCGCGCTCGACGGCCCGATGGCGGCACTGCGCGCGGCGCTGGCCAGCAAGCCGGCCCGTGTGACGCGGGCACCCGGCGCACCGCGGAAGCCGCGCGAAGGGACCAAGCAGGAGGCGGTGCTCGCCCTGCTGCGCCGCCCCGAGGGGGCGACGGTGGCGCAGGTCGCCGAGGCGACCGGCTGGGCGCAGCACACGGTGCGCGGGTTCTTCGCCGGGCTGAAGAAGAAAGGCATCGAGGTCACGGTGCTTGAGCGGGTGCGCCAGGTCGGGCCGAACAAGGAAGGTGCCCGCGGGTCCTACAGCGTCTACACGATTGCCAACTGACGTCGCGATCGGATCGCAGCAGCGCGCCGTCGCCTGTGAATGCGGGCGCCGGTGTCGCTGTGTCAGGGCTGCGCGAGCAGCTCGATGGTGCGCGGATCCGGCACGCCACCGAAGTACTTCGCCAGGGCGTCCGGGAAGACGGAGGCCGCCGGATCGGCCGCGGCAAACAAGGTCATCGACGAGCGGAACTTCAGATCATCGGGGCTGCCGAAGATCTCATGGACGCTGCGCCCCTCGACGGCCAGCACCAGCTTCGTGCAGTCCACCAGCCGTGGTCCGAGGAGCGGATGCGCCAGGTAGGCGCGCGCCTCGGCGAGCGAGGCGATGCCATAGCGCTGCGCCGTCCCGCTCCGGCCGAGCGCCCGCAACTGCGGAAACACGAACCACATCCAATGCGTCTGCTTGTCGCCCGCAGCCAGCTCGCGCTTGACCGTGGGCATCACGTCTTCCTGCGCCTGGACGAAGCGTTCGAGATCGAAAGGGTCCACCATGATCGTGAGGCTACCCCAGGGCCGCACTGCCTCCGAGCCCAAAGCGTGGGTCAGGCCGCGGATGCCGGGTGGCGTGCGCATGCAGCGTCGCCAAATGCACGCCCATCGCCTGCCAGCACCGCCACCTTCCCGGTCAGCGCCTGCCAGCGCAGCACCGCGACATCCACGTACCGCGCGTCAATCTCCATCGCGCAGCAGCGCCGCGCCGTGGTCTCCGCGGCGATGATGGTGGTGCCGCTGCCCGAGAAGGGCTCGTAGACCGCGTCGCCGACCGCGCTGTTGTTGACGATCGGCCGGCGCATGCACTCGACCGGCTTCTGCGTCCCGTGGATGGTCTCGGCATCCTCGTCGCCGCCAAAGCCGATCGACCACAGCGTCGCCTGGTCGCGCGCCCCCTGCCAGTGGCCCGTCGCGCCCTTGCGCACGGCATAGAGGCAGGGCTCGTGCTGGTAGTGGTAATCGCCGCGGCTGAGCACGAAGCGCGGCTTGGCCCAGATGATCTGGCTGCGGATCTGGAAGCCGGCCGCCTCGAGGCTGTCGATCACCGTCCGCGCATGCACGCCGGCATGCCAGACATAGGCGACGTCGCCGGGGAACAGCGCCCAGGCCTCGCGCCAGTCGGCGCGGTCGTCATTCGCGACCTTGCCCGTGCGCGCGGTGGACGAGACGCCGGCGTCGTTCCGCCAGGAGGGATCGTATTCCACCCCATAAGGCGGATCGCTGACCACCAGGTGCGGCTTCGCGCCATCGAGCAGCCGGGCGACGTCCACGGCATTGGTGGCGTCGCCGCACAGCAGCCTGTGCCGGCCGAGGATCCACAGATCGCCGGGGCGCGACACGGGATTGGCGGGGGGCTCCGGCGCCGGCGCGTCGGGATCGGGACTGCCCGCCTCGTCCTCCGCGGGCCCGGCCAGCAGCCGGTCCAGCGTCATGGCGTCGAAGCCGATCAGCCCGAGATCGAACTCGGCGTCGAGCAGCCCGCGCAGCTCCCCGGCCAGCAATCCCTCGTCCCAGGTGGAATTCAGCGCCAGCTGGTTGTCCGCCAGCCGATAGGCCTTCGCCTGCGCCTCGGTCAGGTGCCCGAGCCGGATGGCCGGGATGGAGGAAAGCCCCAGCGCCTTCGCCGCCAGCACGCGCCCGTGGCCGGCGATCAGCACCCCGGCATCATCGACCAGCACCGGCACGTTGAAGCCGAACTCGCGGATCGACGCCGCCAGCTGCTGCACCTGCGCCTCGGGATGCTGCCGCGCATTGGCGGCATAGGGCACCAGCACCGCCGTCGGCAGCATCTCGACGCGAAGGTCAGGCTGCACGGGCGGCCTCCGGCGCGGCAGCACGCCCGGCGGCGACGGTGTCGTATTCCCGCCCGTCGCCGTCCAGCGTGACGCGCAGCTCGGGGAACACCGTCCGGTAGCGCGCGATGGCGAGGTCGACATAGGCGGGCGCCAGTTCGATCGCGCGGACACGCCGCCCCGTGCGCTGGGCGGCGAGGATCGTAGTGCCGCTGCCACCGAAGGGTTCGAACACGACGTCGCCCTCATCGGTGTAGGTCAGCATCAGGAATTCCGGCAGCACCACGGGGAACACAGCGGGGTGCTCGGTCTCGATGCCGCGGCCCTTGTGGCGGGTGAGGCGCAGCACGTTGTCGGGGATCCGGAAATCCTGCACCGGCAGGCCGGCATGCTGGTATTCCGAGATGGTCCCGTCGGCGGCGCGCAGCCCACTGCCCTTGTTCGGTGTGCCGGCCCATTTGCAGGGCACGATCTTGTTCGCCTGGCGGGCCTGGCGGTTGAAGTGGAAGAC